GGACTTTTCTAGTCTTTCTTTTATTAGTTGTATTATTTCCTTGTTCATAGTCTCTCCTTAGATAAGTTAAATATTTACAAGCTGATTCTGGATCAAATATAGTAGTAATTAATCTATTATCATTATCTTCATATCTTGGGTCAATAATTGTAACTGGACAATTAAATATATTTTTATCATCTAACCCTAATTTATCAGCATAATTATCTATCATTTTAAACGATGCTACTTGAAGACCATGACTAATTAACCCACTTGAAGGATCTTTTAAAACTTGATAACCAGAAACATGAGTATGTCCACAAGTAAGTATATGGTCTCTCCATCCAGTTTGGATTGCTCTAGATACACCATGAGCAGTATTCCAAATAGAGTTACCCTTAAATGTATGCCTAGAATTTATTCTTACTTGTTTGCCATTAGGGAATTTTAGATTCATCCTAGCTCCCCATCTTTCATATACTCCCTTATGGTCTCTCATTAAAAATTCTAATGGGTCACCATCTCCAGACCAAACATCGTGATTACCAGCTACTAAATATATCCAACTTAGCTTAGATACAAAGTATTCAGTAAGTCTCCAAGACTCTTTTGCACTTGTAGATTGCTGTGAATAGAGAGCAGCTAGTCTTCCTATCCAGTTATTTTGTATATCTCCAAGATTACCAGCAAACATTCCTTCAGTATCATTAATAATATCTGTATAATGAAGTATTTGAGCAATATCAGTTCCATCATCGTCTATATGAGGGTCTCCAAAATGAGCAATTCCTATAGGTCCTTTCATATTAATATCAATATTAATCAATCCTTTATCTCTTCTTCCGCCTTTTTTGACTTCAAATTTTCTTTTTCTATGAGATATTAATTCATCAATAGGAATATCTTCTACTGCATCTTCATATTTTTTTTCTATAGTAAATTGTGGCGGTTCTATAATATCTGGATTCAATGTTCTTTTTCCACATGAATAACATTTCCATAATTGTTTTCTTGGCTTTGTAGCTCTGTATTTATATCCGTCTCTTCTTAAGGATCTTCCTTTACAATAAGGACATCCTATAATAGCCCCATCAGCATCTACTGTATGTTCACCTACTCCCATTACTCCTCCTCTGGAGCTGTAATCTTTTTCCTTTCTGCTCCTTCTAATTGTTCAGGTGAGAACCCTTGAAATACTCCTAGTAATCCCATTTCTTTTTGCTTAACTGTATTCCCAGATGTTCCTACAATCTTACCTAGTTCTTTAGTGGATTGTAAAATAATATTATCGTCTTCACTAAAATCTGCAAGATTTTTTAATTTTCCTAGTATATATTCGTGGTCTATACCTAACCCTTTAGCTACATCAAGGACTGATTTTTCTATTTCCTTCATTACTCTTTCCTGTTTTAGTAGTATTGTTGCCTTTTTTCTTGCCTTCTGGTCTGACATTTCTGAGTATGCTTTTTTATAAGCATCCACAGCTCCCATCCCAGTAACTATATTTACTGCGAATTCTTTTTCTTTATTAGTAGTATCTTTTCTTTTATATACTCTATCGGAAGTATTCTTTATATTAGTAGAGAATGTATATCTATTTGGATGATTATTAAAATCAGTATCCATCTTAACATTAGGTCTATTAAGGAAACTCCCAACTACTGTCCTTACCCATCCTTTAGCAAACTGATAATTCTTACTATCATTATGGTGGGCTACTTTATTAGACACTTTTAATAACTGGACTATCCTATCATCATCGGAATATACCCAATCACCTTCGTTTGCATTTCTCCAGTCTGGATGAACAACTGTATTAGGATGATCTTTTTTAAATTCGTCTATATCCTCATATACAAAATGAGGTATTCCCTTAATTACTCTTTTTTCTGACAAATTCTTTATCTCTCTCTTTTTCCAAAAATTTTAATTGTGCAGATAAATTATCTATTAATGCAGCTACATTCTCATGTATCATAAATATATTCCCATCTATTTCTATAGGCATCATCTGATCAGAAAGGTTTTGCAAAACGTCTTCTTGTTTGTCCATTGGGAGGTCCGATATTTCTTTTATGAAGTCTGCCATATCTATGATTTTATACATTTTTTATTCACACCTTATTTTCCCTTGCCCTACCACCCTATAAATCTAAGCTACTGGTCAATCAATTCAAAGCTATTCCCCAAGTTATTTTACCCAAAAAAATTGTAGGATTTTGATATTCATCCTTTTTATACCACCCACCCCCTATTAGGGGGATTTCGTATATACGATTTTAAGTTATAATTCATTTAGAATTATTATACTTTAATTAACCCTTAAACAAAGGAGACACTAAACATGTCAATTAAAACAATAATGGATCTTCCATTAATAACCCGTGAAGACTTTCTCTATATGGCTCAGGTTGTTAGAGGGCACTTCATAAAGAAGGCTATGGTTACTCCAACTAAAGCCGCATATGTTAGTGGGGTGAGAGGTCCGAATAAGTACGAGGTAATGAACGATTGCGCAAAGAACCTTGAGGCTCTTAACAAAGAAGCTGTAGCAGCTGGTCATGGTACTCTATTTGCAGCAGAAGAAGAGATTAAATTACCAACGCTTAAATCTAAGTAATTAATGGCTTTCAGGTCGTAGCAAAAGGGGGGGTAAGAGAGGTTATTCCTCCCCTTTTTTATTTTATTAATTACATTAGCCGCTATACTCGCAATGCTAATAGGTCTATTTGTGATGATAATAAGGCAAGAAGGCCGTTCATATATTATCATACTTATAGTATAGTATTAGTATTAACTTGGGTATTAACCTAATTAACTCATAAAAGGAGTGTTAAATGATGAACTATATAAGTATTTCATATTCATCTTGTTGTGATGATTTATGTGATTTTAGAGGTGTTGACTATAACACTGCTATGATGATATTATTAGCTTATGATGAGTCGCATCAAACTTTAGATAAATGGAATGGTACTCCAGTTAAATTCATAAAATGTAACTGGAAATCTTGTAGTGGATGTAGACATTGAATAGATAATCAATTAAAAGTATAAGGGAGATTAATTTCTCCTTTATATTTTTTTTTGATATAGTGGTAGCGATAGTCATAACATTGACTGAGATATTCTAATCGCTGACATAGGGTGCCTAAGTTTATACGAGCCCAATTATCTAGACTTGTAAAGATAATTAACGTGTCTTTCCCAAAAGGTTTATGAAGACCAAAATTTTGGTGAGATGTAAAGTGGCTGTACGACTAGGGGCGGACTCGGGTGAGATGAAGTAGCTACCACTTATTTTTATAAAGAACTATAGTTTCAGATAAAGGAATTGTTAATATTCCATAGGAGAATGCGACATCTGGTTACACTCTATAGTTCTTTTGATTTGAGGGAGTAAAATCCGCTGAAGTGAAAAGGTGGATTTAGACACCACACATGACAAGGTGGAAACGCTGGTGTCTGTGTCTATGTATATGGATGCTCCAATAAACTGGGAAAACACCCTGTAATTGGATTCCTATATTTGCTCCCTCTTTATTTATGGCGCTGTTGTACCTTCCACACTACGCATCTACTAGGTACATCGGGACTCCGCATCTCCCAGCAGCGCCTAAAAATTTTTAAAACCAAACCGTGAAAGGAGTTCACATTGAGAAAATCTAAACAAGTAAAAATAAATAGAAGAAAGGAAAACGAAAGACTCGCAAAAGAAGGCAGAACAAAGGTGCAAAGAGAAAAGATTGTAATGAAAAATGCTATAAATAACTATGATGGTAGTCTAGGTGAATTAAAAGGTGAAACAATAAAAGAACGATATGCGATGATGCACAGACTAACTGCACATTTCAATGCTATGGCTAAAAAAGCTAAAGAAGCTGCTAAGCAAGAATAATCTAAATATAAAAATATTAGGGGAGTTTATTCTTCCCTTTTATTTTTTTTAGTATAAATAATAACAAAATGTTAAAGGAGTTAAACATGATATTAACTATACTTCATGTTCTTTGGGCAATTGTAATAATTGCTCTGTATTCGTATGGAATTTTATTACTATATACTTTTATAAAAGATTATCTTAAAGGAGATATATAAAGTGACAGGTATATATTTAGCAATCGGAGTGGTCGTATTGGTTTCCTTTATTGACCACTTCGAGAAATCAAAGGTAATTGCTAACCAAAGAGTTAGGATTGCATATCTTGAAAGAGAGATAAAGAAACTAAAACAAGAAAATGAGCAGTTTACAACATTAAAACAATGTAATAAGTAACTGCCGTTATATTCGCAAAGGAGTGATAAGTGAGCAACTTAACATTAAAGAAGAAAGATGATATAGTTATCAAACTAACAGAGTGTCTAGATAAATCTATTTCATTTAATTATCTTAACAATACACCAATTGAGTCAAGATCAGTTAATCATGGATGGATATTAGCATTAAAATGGGCATTAGGTTATGATGAATTACACAAACAATCAAATGATTCAGTTCCAGAAATTACAGGAGATAAAGATACAGATGCATTATTAGAAGATGAAAGAATAGCTCAAGATGAAATAGACATGAACAAACTTTAAACAATAGGAGTAAAACATGGCCGTATCAATAACAAGTATAGAGGCTTTTAAAACAATAACAAAAGACGGAACAAGAATGACACAAAAAGAAATAGTACATGATGCTATTAAGAATTTGTGGTCAAATATGGGTTTCTTAGCACCAACAAGAAGAGAAGTAGCAAAGTTTACAGGTATTGAAATATCTGCTTGTACTGCTAGGATAAATGAATTAATGCATGATTGTAAAATTGTACAAATGCCTAAAAGAAAATGTACAACAACAGGTAAAAAAGTATTTCCAGTAGTATCTATTGCACATAGAAAAGATGCTGTGGAAAGATTAATATCTAGATGTCTTGATGATATAAGTAATTTAGTTATTTATGATGGAATGTGGAATGATGAAACAGGTATAGAAGTCAAGTTCTTAACCGACTATATGGGTTCTAAATTTCAAAATTATTCTGAAAGTCTTTCTCATAAAAATGTAATTAGATTTGGATATTGGAATCAGATTCCATCGGAAATGTTAAAACATATTGAAAATGTTACAAATATTAGGATGGCTGAATTTAAAATAAAAGGAAGAAAGTGGAACAACAGAAACAATATTGAATACAAATATGCATATTTTATAGAGTGGTAGGATTTTAGCCTGCCTTTCTATTATACGAAGACGATCCGTCTGTTGTAACTCCTTTCACACACACAATGAGAGGC